TGTGCGGATTTAGAATTACAAAATTTAAATAATTATTATGAACAGTTAGTTCAAAATTGTATCAAAAAAGAAAGACTACTTTCTAGGTATATAGACTTGGAAGAGCCTGACATGATCTTGGCAGAAATTGTTAAAGATGTTGAGCCTAACTTTGATCATAATTTCTACTGGAATATTGGAGCTAAACACCTTTCAAGATTAAAAAAATTTTGGAGCAATCAATAATGTCTCCTCAACTCATCAACTACACAACAATAATCATAGGAGGTTACTACATATGTCAGCTGATAAATTAAAGAACGCCATAAAGGATTTTAAAGAAAATCTCAAAGGCAATACAATCAAAATTCATTCTAAAGATTATGCAGATGTTGCATTTAGAGTTGGAATGTTAAGAAAAAATCTAGGCTTGGATGCAACAATTAAGTCTGAGCTTTTATACCATGATGATAAAAAAGTTATTGTTAGATCTGAAATGTGGATTGATAACAAGCTTGTCTCTACTGGACTAGCTGAAGAACTTAAATCATCATCAAGAATAAATCAATTATCCTCACTTGAGGTAGCGGAAACTTCCGCTGTTGGAAGAGCAGCAGCATTTGCTGGTTTAACCAACGACAATATTGCGAGTAGTAATGAGGTCTCAAATGCAATCGTTGCGTCTGATAGCAAACTTACTACAGCATTAGCCGAGCTTGATAAGGTCTCTCATCTTGGCAGTTACAAATCCTGGTTATCAACTAATCAACAACTTATGCAAGATGTGAAAGCATCTAATGCTCACGCATGGCAAGAGTTTCTTGAAAAGTTTAATCAGATTAAAAAAAACCTAGAGACTAAAGGAGTTATTCAATAATGGATGACCAAACTAAAGAACGTAAATCGTTAGGAGTTGTGTTTCCTAATAACACAAAAGAAAACCCAAAAAGTTATGACCTCAAAGGAACCATAACTACACCTGATGGAAAAAAATACAGAGTTGGTGCTTACAAAGCTGAAGCAACTGGCGCTGGTAAACTTCCAGCTGGCTCACCATACTACTGGATGCACAGAGTTGAAGAGTTAGAAGTGAACGCTGCGGATACTTCATTCGATCCAGCAAACTTGGAGTAATCATGGATACGGATAAATATAAATCTATAGCTTTAAGCATGGACACTTATAAAAAGCTGAGAACATTATCAGATGAACAATTTGAAATGCCTCAAAGTCTAGCAAAGACCGCTTCGTATTTTATTAATGCCGCCTTCTCTACTCATGCAGAGAGCAAAGATAAAAATGCAAAACGAAAAGCTTAAAAAGATCCGTCAAGCTAAAGAGCAAATTTACGGTCCATTTGGATCTAATATGAAAAATATTGGAAAAATTTGGACCGCCTTGCTCGGCTTAGATAACGATATACCTGGCTACATGGTTGCGAATATGTATGTGGCAGCAAAGTTAATAAGAACTGGCACTTCATTTAAACAAGATAATTACGATGACGCAGCAAACTACCTCCACCAGGCGGAGTTGATGCAAAAAGGAAAAAATGAGTGATAAAAAAATAATTAAATTTCCAAACACACCAATAAACCAACTTTCTAACGCTCAACAAGTAGCTATGCAGATGGAAACAGAAAAAAATAATGTTGAAGAAAATTTAGAATGGCTAATGAAAAGACCAGATTGGGATAAGCTACCTAAACTGGATAGTAAAACTATAGAACTTCTAGCTTTATTTGGAGACATAATGGTTTTCTCACCAGAAGTATCAGCAAGAATAATATCAAAACTAGCAGAGTTCATCGTTAGAGAACCTAAACATAACATAGATCCACTAGAGGAGTATTTATAATGGGACGAAAACTAGGCGATAAAGCTTATGAGAGCTATCTACACTACCAGGCATTCAGTTCTGATTGTCCAGTTCACCAGATTAACCAAACAAATTGGTACTTAAAATTTGAAAAGAACCTTCCAGCCTTTTTTATAAAGACTGATGATGTGTTCCAACAAATGCCGCCTCTATCTTTTTTTGCAACAGCAGAGAGATCAACTTTATTTGATTTTACTGGATGGCAAGAGCAGATCGAGACTTATTTTAAACTAACTATAGAGGAGATAAAATGCCAAACAGACAAAGAACACTTACGGAACTTGCCTTTAATGCCACCGTTGGAAGAAACCTTAAGTTCTTAAGAAATATAAGAAACCTAAACCAAACAAAAGTTGCGAATGCACTATCAGTTTCTTTTCAACAAATACAAAAATATGAAAAAGGAGCCAACGGAGTTAGCGCACTAAGACTTAAACAGTTAGCTGATTTTTTTAAAGTTGGAACTGATGTTTTGATAGATCCAAATTTAATCACAATGCACAAAGGCTTTAATGGAAAGCTGGACTGGGTTGATGATGTAAAAAAAGAAACTACTCTTACTCAAGTAGGATCTGATGGATCGGTTATTGATGTTGCCTTTGATGCAACTAAGTATGAGCAATTTGATAATGAATATCCGCCAGGATCTGGAGGATTAGAGAACGATCCAAAGATGCAAGCTACTTACGATGCAATGTTGGAGGATGAATAATGGCTATCTATAAATCTAAATGTTTTCATATTGATATTGAAGAACAAGATTATCCAGAAGCGGATTGTAAATATATGATTAGCTTATGGCATGAAACTGAAGCTACTGGCAGCAGAGAACTAATAGCTGTTGGTCTTAGCAATAATGTTCCAATTCTAAAATCTACTAGAAATAAAGGTAACGTTGTTGAAAGTGTTACTAGACCTCATAGCATCACCTTTCCTACTGATGGAGCAGTTAAGCATGAGTAAAATCATTAAGACTACACAAGGTGAAGCTCATTTTGTACTCAAAGAAGAATACGAAAACGAGAACGCAGCTATCGAAGGTAAGGATCCAACAACACAAGATGCTGACATCCAAGAACTAAAAATAGAAAACGTAAAATATAAATTGAAGGAGGTAATTTCTAATGAATGATCAGAAGTTATTAAGATTAGAAAAAAGACATAAAGGTTTAGCAAGAGTAACAGCTGCTATTAATGATCTTTATATATACGGAGTTTATGAAAGTAATTATCCAGCTTTAATGGAGACTTTAAATACAGCTAAGGATGCTTGTAAGGAAGAGTTAAGAGATACTCATATTGAAATAGTATCTACAACAAAAGCTAATGAGATAGTTAAATTAACACCGAGTACGGAAGAGCAGCTCCAGGAGGCTTTTGACGAATGATAAATAAACTACAAGAAAAAGTTATTTTAGATAAAGAGCATCAAAGAATTATTGCTCAACTAGATCACAAGCTTGAATACTTTACTAATCAAAATAAATTATTGAAACAAAAGATCAAGGAAGCTGTAGCTAAGATAAAAAGAATACAAGGTTTAGAAGAACACCATTTAAAAAACAATGGAGATCTAAGAACTCACATATCTAAACTTGAAAAAGAAATCCATACACTAAAAAATGTACTTCCTAATTTTCAAACCTAAACTTAAATTCATTACTTACACAAACCAAGTGTTTGGCAATAGAGAAGATGCTGAAGAATTTGCTAAACGTAGTTTTAAAAAGAAAGTTGCCTGGCAGATAGTGCCATATGATAAAGAACACATAGAAAAATACTGGTATAAATAAAACTTAAATATGGAAATTTCTTTATTTTTCTGTTAATAAATATATTTATGTCAACATCACAATTAATGAAAAAATGTGAAAAATGTGCAAAAAATACTTTGCATATCCAAGAAGTTCCAAATCATCTTCTTCATATAGTGCTCACAATTATTACGGTGGGTTTATGGTTAATTGTTTGGGTTCTATTTATTTCAAAAAAAGATCCTCAGTGCACAGTTTGTGGTGAAACAAATGATTTTCTTGGAAATTTATTGAATAGACAAAGAAGCAACATAGAAAGAATTTCTAAAGAAGAGGATTAAATGAAAAAATGAGCATTGGATTTTGGCAATTATTTATAGTGTTGTTCTTTATAGCGGCATATTTTTTACCATTTATAATTGCTCTAATTAGAAATGTTCGTAA